CATTGGATAAGAGGTTGTATTTTCCCGTGATTTGATTCCATGCTTATATCCTTCCATTCCCTAAATCCTCCTTTACTTTTTTATACAAGGCTTCCAGCCTGCTTCCTGCCGTCCTCATTTCCTTCCTGGCCTCTGCCAGCTCGGTAACTGGTACAATCAGTTCCTTTAATATCGGATTATCCTTTATCTTCTGTTCAAATTTTGGTGTATACCCACCTCTGTATGCACTTCCCTCTCTGGCTACATGCTTCATTGTCGGGCCTATGTACACCATTGTTTTTGCTTTTTCGTTCACTCTATTTCCTCCATTTCGATTTCTGGTAGATACCATATCATTTCAATTCCTCCGAAAAATTGAGGCGCTGTATTATCCTCTTGAAACTCCATTCTCATTTTTTTATCGCAATAAAAAAGGCCCATGATATTATTTTTCATGAACCTTGTTATCACCCTTTGCATGATGGCGCTCAGTGTAAAGTATCCCCGCATTTTTTCGTCATCGTCATAAATACCGAAAATAACCATGACGTGGGCTGTGTTACTCCCGTCTGCCTCAGGGTTGTTATACATGACACTATTTATCACGACCGTAAAATATGGGAAAAGTGTGTCCTCTGTTTCCTCATAGTCAATGGGCAAAAACATGGGTATAGACTGCTGGTACCCTTTCAATTCTACCCTATCCCCATTCCTGTTGTACGTTTCCATATCCTGCGTGATACATCGTATTTCCATTATTAATTCATCCTGTAGCTCATTGACCGTCATTTTATCCTCCTAATGCCTGCTTCACAAAATTATGAAGATAGTTTTGTAAATCCTCTCCTATGTTCGGTTCTACTACACCATAAACATGTTCTTGGCTTCCAATCATAACCGGAATTGAGTTGCTAAATTTTTCATTAATTTCCAATCGGTCTTTTCCACTTCTTTGTGCTACAGCAATATGACGTACACTGCTTCCTGCCTTACCCTTTTTTGTATCTCTTTTTCTAACCTGGTTTTTATCTGCAATATTATTAATGAATGCCTTAATTCCTCCCCGCTCCAGCGGTTTAAGCGTTCCATGTTTCAGTACTTGCGCGCGTGTTGTCTTTCCTGCTTTAGATGTCTTAAATTCCTTTAAGGGTAATGGTTCTCCATCTGAACGGATAATTGCGGCCGGGTGGCTCCCCGAAACAATTCGTATTTTCATATTTTTATTAAATCCAGCATTTTTTACTGTATATGATTTCTGTGCTTTCGCCAGCCTTTCCCTTGCTTGTTTTGCGGTTTCTTTTACTGCTTTCTTAAGGGCCTTTTCCATAGACTGGTCCTTATTGCCCGCTTTCCCTAGCATCCTCCTTGCGTCTGTTGTGTCAATTCCTATCAGTATAAGTGATTTCATTACGATTTCTGCGCCTCCAGGCTAATAGAATAAATTCCGTCCTCGTTGATTGCATCCGTTATTACATACTTATCCTGGTCCAGTACCAGTATATGTCCTACAGGCGGGAGTGCTCCGAATTCTTTCGCCAATACATAAAAAAGCACTTGTTTTCTGTACACTCCTTGCCTGTAAGTCTGTACACCTTTTTGCCGCTTTTCCCGTTCAAGCAGCCCATAATCATCAATGATAATATTCATTGACCTTCCATTGACTATATGCCGTTCTCCGTATTCTTCCGGGTTCATGAATGTGGTTTCATTATCTTCCTGGAGGATGTCTTTAAAATTCATTTTATTCCCCTTTGGTGACTCCCCTGGCTGCAAGTATACCAATTACTTCA